TGAGAGATAAAGCACAGACATACACAGAATTAACACGTGGAGAAGCAGGTATTGCTGCAATGTCACATACCAATGCAAAACGTAGAATTTTTAATATGAGTGATAAGGAAATTGTTGAAGATTTAAAACAACAGAAAATGGAAAAGGTTGTCATGCAAGAATTTGCTGATGCGCCTATCACTATTAAAAAAACTGGATTATTTAAAGACCTTGATGACAAATATGTTGATCAAGCTGCTATGGCACAACAACAAATGGGTGGTGGTCAACAACAACCACCAGCAATGGGTGGAGCACCAGCAGGTGGTGGTGGAATGCCACCATCTAATCAACCACCAGCAATGGGTGGCGAAACACCGCCACCAGCAGGTGGAGAATTACCACCATTAGCAGAAAGTAGAGAGATGAGTATTAGTAGATTCAATGATTTTATAGATAATGCGTTCAGAAAAGATGTTGTTGTTAATAAAAGTAAATCAATTATGAGTGAACAAAATAACTCAATAAATATTGAAACTAATAAAATGATTAATGAGATCGATACGTTAATAAATAAGGCAAACGATATTGAGAATAACGATGATAGTGATGATGATATAATTAATAATATTGATGAAATCACAATAAATTAAAATTTGTAATAATTTATAGTATTTATATAAAACTAATCAAATAACATGGAAATAATTAATGTAGGTTTAGCTAATTTATGTGTCTCAAATAAATTGAAGAAAACATATTTCAATGATTCGTTAATTAATGAGTCAAAAGAATTAGCAAATGATTTCTTAACAGTAATAAAAAACTCTAAATTATTATCTCTTGAGTTTAAGGTATTGAATAATATCGAGAATAAGACAATTAATGAAGATGTTGCAGCAACAAGGTATATTGATAGTAATGTTAAATTATTTGAAACATACACTATTGATGAACTAAATTTTGAACATGGGAAAATAAAAAATTTCATTAATAAAGATGTTGTTGATCAAGATAAAAGTAAGTTATATGAATCTATTATTAATCTAATATCTGGATCAATATCAGATACGGAAACAATTGATGTTGATTTAATTCATGAATCTTTTACATGTATTTTGAATCACATCAAGTCAGATAAAACAGTTAAAGTAAATATTGTTGAGTCGTATGAAAATATAAACGAAGATATTATTGAGATAGCAATAAATAAGTTTAATGAAAAATATGTTGACTTATGTGAAGATGATAAATCATTGATCAAAAAACTAATCAATGCTGACTATAAAGCTAAGGTTGCTATTTTTGAAGAATATAAAACTAAAACATTGGCTAATATTGAAAATGTTTCAGAAGAAAAATATTTATCTAAAATTTCTATGGTTAAAACAAAAATAAATGAAATGATAATTAACGAAGAATTAATTGTTGATAATATAATTAGTCTACACGAGTTAAATTCTAGTTTAATATAAAAAATGGTCGGTTAATAACCGACCATTTTTATTATATATTTATACAATAATATTCTTGGCTGTTTCTGGATCAAAAATTTCATTATTGATATTACTGTATCCAAATTTTTGATCTAAAATATTAAATATATTGTAAACATATTTACTGGTATCTATCATAGCAGAATTACCAATATTTGTATTTACTTTATTAATTGCACCTAAATAGGTGCTTTCGGAACTATTATACCCCTGATAATAACTCACTAACATTGAACTAAGTAGTCCATTATATTTCTTTCTACTGAGGCTTAAATATCTACAAGCTAATTTAACCATTAAATCAGGGTTATTACATATATTTTGAAATAATTGTTTTCTAAACTCATATGCATCGTTTCTATTAAAATTAGCATATATTGATTCTTTATATTTATCTGGATTAGTTATTCCAAATAAAAACCTATCTATTTCTTCTTGTGAAAAATTCATAACACCCATATAATTATAGTTTTCAGAAATTGCAAAACCATAAAAAGTTGCTTGTGTGAACTGCGATAAACCAATAGCACTACTATTTAATATTTCTGGTGGATAATTCCATATAACATAACTAGACTCTAAATATAATAGAGCAGCTACCACGTTAGCATCGATATTATAATCTCCAGCATATTTATTAATTATATTAATTAAATCATTAATCCAAGATTCATTATTACTATATTTTGTACCATTATAACCATAAATAGTTGATGAACTATCATTCGAGAAAGGTAGTGAATGTGTTGCTCGACCACGTAACATATATGTATTTTGGTTACAATAATTTTTATCGTAAACATTCATCATAGGTACTTTCACAGTATTTCTCATAAAATTTACACCCATTGTTGATATTCTATCAAAGTTTTTAATTTTATAAGTATAGAATATATTATGACCTAAATAATTGGTATTATTAACGTCATTTAAATTAACATTATTTCCATTATTATTAAACGTAATGGGTGCATTCGTATTATTAGCAATTTGTGAATTTAACCCAACGCCAAATCCAAAAACCGCTGCTGGTTGAGTTACTCTTGGAATTGGGTATTGTAAAATTTTTGTACCTGAAAATGTTGTTACCATTTTATTCGGTTCAATGTTATGCTCAACGTTTAAAATAATATATGCGCCATTATATAATGGAACGTTTTCTAATTGAAAATAATGTGTTGGTTGTATACACGCATTACCTAAACCAGTTACTGTAGCACTATATGCCCTATTTTCATATAAATTATATAAATTTTGACCTTTAGGTATTTGCGCTTGATTTTTAGCATCACCAGCTAATTTAGATAGTATTTGTATTGACTCATTTGTTTCAGGGTAATCTTTACTATTTATTTTAATATCACTAAACATACTTTGTGCTTGTTGTCCAAACCTAACTCTGAAAGCATTAATATTACTAGTTGAGTTTCTTAAATCAGATGCATCCTTTTCAATGTTTCCAACACCATCATCTTTAAACCCATTACTAACACCATTAATGTAACTTGAGCTACCACCAATATACATACATATAAATTTTGGGTTAGACTCTATAATACCAGTGGTATTTATTTTAAATGATGAATTAAAATCATTATCTTTTTGTTTATTAATATTGGTATTATCTGATAAAACAAAATTTTGTAATGGAAAAAACTCAAAACCATTCAATGATAATAATTGTGCCATTACGGAAAAAACACTAATGTTTTGATCACTATCAAGAATATTTTGTAGAATTTCTAAATTTATCATTGTGGTATTTCCAATATCATTAAACGCCCTATCGATGAATTTAAATTTATCAATAAGATTACCATCAAACAATGTTTTATTAAATTCATCATCGCACACCCATTTATCATTTAAATTTTTAAATGAATAATATATTTGTGTGAGAATATCCTCATCATTAGTAATTGTATCAACATTACTAACCACTTGATTCATCTTGTCAGACGACAATGTAAATATTTCATTAAAAAATGTATTAAAATAAATATTTACGTTTTCATTACCAGAATCAATTTCAGATTTTATTGACGTATATTTTGATGGATAATTACCATCAATAATTTTAAAAGATAATGACGTATTATTATTTATGATATTCTTTTTATCAAATAAAATTTTCCTTAATACTGAATCAAATTGATTAATAACTTTATTTTTATATCCATTACTGTTTATTGGTATTTCATATATTTTATCTAACTCACTATAAATTATATTTCTATTACCATCATATATTGAGTAATGTGATTTAAAAATATCACTATCATGTGGTGACATATATTTTTTTATGTCATTAATATCAGCAAAAACATATCTTAATTTAAAAACTAGGTCTTTATATGTTGGTTCATTAAATAAATAAGTATATAATTCTGTTTCACGACCAGTATCAATAATATTACATAATAGTCCCATATATTGTGGGTAAAAAGAAGGTACTTCAATAGATGACGGTAAACTAAAAATAAATTCATTAATAAAGTTAGGTGATATATTATATGGACTTGTAACGTACCCAAAATTAGATAATAATATTAAATCTTTTACCATGATATTTGTTGGGTATGAACTACTACCACTTAAGTGTGCAGTAAATACCTTATCGTTAATACTATTAAA